TCACATAACTTTCAACATCTACATCCATTTTGTGGTGAGTATAGACGTGATAGCCTTGTATGAAAAGAAGTGATCCTAAAATTAAAAGGAGTAAGTATTTCAATCTTCTGCTGCAAGTTTGGCAAAGTAAGACAACGCATCATCGTCATCGTTGCTAGAAAGCGCAATGTCGGGAGCGTTAAAGTCGTTGTCGCTACTAAAAGAGATAGGAGTCTCTTCTTCTTCTCGCTGAACAGCAGAAGGAGCAGGACGTGACGGAGTAGAAAGACCGAGAACCAGATTCATACGGCTTTCAATATCATCATAGCTCTTGAACTCACTAGGAGCAGTGAAAGCTTCCAAAGAATACTGTTGCTTCCAGATTTGCTCAAGCTCATCATCATCAGAACTCAAAGCACTAGGAGAATCAAACTCAGAACTATCATAGTTCCAATAACCACCAACAGTTTTGATTTTCAGCTTGAAGTTTGCACCTTCCCAGAAGTCAAAGACATTCACGGGAGTTTCATCTTGAAACTCAGGTTGCATAGCGGCAAGAATCTTATCGTGAATCTTCTTGCCATACTTATACAGGAACACTTTACCTTCGTTCTCAGGATGCTTAGGATCCTTCACGACGTAGATGTTACTGTAGTAAGAAAGCTTACGCTTGCGTTGACGTGCAATCTCTTTGTCAGATTCCACACCACTGTTCCACAGTTTGTTATTTGCCGCACAAACTGGGCACTGATCACCTTTAGTAGTAAGACAGTTTTCAATCAACCAGCCACCAGGACCCTGGAAGGCGTGGGAATAAAGCTTTGCCCAAGGGAGAGCTTCTCCTTCAGGGGCAGGGAGGAAACGGACAACGGCATAACCGTTTCCACTAGCGTCAAGTTCTGGTTTCCACAGGCGTTCGTCGGCACCAGATTCAGTGCTGGACTTCGTGAGTTCCTTCTGAAGGAAATCAAAATTAGCCTGCGACTTGCGCTTAAGATCTGCAAAAGACATAGGATTTTCTCGGATAGATTAGGATTTGGCTTGTATGACCCCCAAGCCACTTACACATAATAACAGGCACAAGGACGGGAGTCAATCCCCTTGTGCCAGTTTCTCAGCCTGCTCTTTCATCTTGTTGACTTTCTCAATAAGATCATCAAACATTTCATTAAGGTTTTCACCAGGCGTTGCTCCTAACATTATAGCACTATCTCGCATTGATTGGAGCATCTCTTTAGCATCTTCATTATCTGATAATGTTAGCCTGGTATAAAAGATCTTTTGCTTTTCAATTAAAGTCAAAAGAACTTCAAAGTATTCTACTTGTTTAGCAGGAGACAATGCAGGAAATGCCATCATTGAGCGCATACAATATTGCTGCAGCTCTGCCATTTCCTGTAGATCACCACGGATCATTTCGTTTTTAAAAAAATCTGTCATACTAACATCAGTTTTGCTCTACTTGTTTTCTTCATAAAGTTTAACTTCTGTGCATCATACTTCAGCTTTTCCTTTAGTGGTTTGCTAATTAACTTTGACACAGAATCAATTTCAATCTCATTCATTTCGCAGTAATGTATCACAGCATCAATATAATTCATATCAGAATTAGTTAAAACTAGCTTTTCCACATCCTGCGAAAACTTCGCAGCTGTCATAAATTTATCCTCCAGATTGTCCGCCATATTTTTCTTGGTATTCTTGAATGTATTCTTGTAAGCGAACGAAGTATTCTTTCTTTGGTTCCACGATAGAAACCTGAACATCGCTATTTTCACAAGCAACAATCGTTACCAATTGTTTAACTTTGATATCGTAAAGTTCNTGNAGACANCAAGCATATGCTGTCTCCTGAACGTANTAATCGTAAAGCCAAGAGGCTTTCTTTTTTTCTGCGGATGTTTTGAAGTCTATGATTGAGAGTATACCATTATACTCTGCAATACAATCAACCCTTCCTGCAACTTGCAAGAAGTCGGAATACAACGCTGCTTCTTGTAGGTATACATTATTTATATTGTCTAGAACACTCCTACTAGAATGAAACATAATCCAGGGCAGAGGCTGGTCTTTATATTTCTTAGTATCCAGTTCATTGTTCAAGTAGTCTTCAGCTAGCTTATGAAATCTAGTGCCACGACCAGAAGAACGGTTTGATATTGCCTGAGCTTTATCTTTCCCAATTCTATTCCTCCATTTAGCAAGACTCTTCTGCTTCTTGGAGTTGTTACTGATCACTGTNGTGATTGAAGGATACTTATTTCCACTTGGAGTGAGGTAGTATCTTTTGCCATCAATTGTCACAGTGTCCATTTCAACGGGCTTCAATCCCACATGATCAAATACTTTCATTAGAAACCTAGATTAATTTTTGCAATAAGGTAAGACTTAACAATACCTGAACGAACGATATCTTCAATATCAAATTCAATCATACTAAACTCTTTCATTTTTTGAAGGATACGTTGGAAATCAATAATACCAGACCTTTCATTTGATCTTTGCAAGTCAGACTGACTAGCATCACCACACAAAATAATCTTAGAATCTTGACCAACCCTAGTCATAATACTATCCAGTTCGTGGAAGTTTAGATTCTGACATTCATCAACAATAATAATGCTATTGTCTAGAGTAGAACCTCTCAAGAAAGATGTGCTCCAGAAAGAAATAGTTTCTTGGGCTTTTAAATTTTCGTAAAGCATTTCAAAAGATGCATCATCTGGCATCTCAAACATATATTTTACCATATTTTTGTATGGTATTTGATAGAGAGATGATTTGTCTTCGTGTGTTCCTGGAAGGAATCCAATTTCTCTTGTAGCAACTAAAGAACGGACAATATAAACTTTTTCGTATGGGGTGTATTCACTAAGGACATCTCTCAATGCTAAGTATAAAGCAACAAAAGTTTTACCTGTTCCTGCACAACCATATGCAAATAAGTTTTGTCCTTTCTCATATTCTTCAAACATTACTGTTTGATTTTGTGTTAGAGGTTCTACGTTCAGAAGATAGTCAGTGTTGATTGGTTTCTTTCTTCTCTTCTGCTTCGCAGACATATTAGCAATATCAGGTTGAATTTTCTTTCTAGCTCTCGGCATAGTTCACCACTCTACATTTGATCCTGGCATTTTACTCACTTTATTCATAATATCTCCCCATCCAGGATGGGTTTTATTCATCTTGTTGCGCCAATCACCAACTTCACCTACTCCAGCAGCTCCTTTGGACCAATCTTTATCCCAATCAGGATTGTCTTGTTTCCATTTGTCATATTCTGCCATCGTCATATAAAGTTCTTGGGTTTCCCCAGTTTTCTTGTTAACAACAGGGTATGTTGGCATAATTATTTATCCTCCCAGGCTTCAGTGATGATAGGAAATTGTTCATTGAAAATCTTTTTACATTCAAGAGCAATATCCATATGTTCTTTTTGTGTTCCGTTTGCAGATCTCAGATCAATGTAATGCATCCAAGAACGAAGATTACCTGTCATATAGAGACGGGTTGGTGTTGCTAATGGCAGAACAAACCTAGCACATTCTTTTGCTACTCCACTGTCTAGCAACTGATTGTATAGGTCAATCCCTTCACGAAAGTAACGTTGAATCTTAATTTCAAAATCCTGAACAACAAAAGGATCTAGATCATCAGTAGAGTTTTGACGATTCTTAGTGTCTTGGCGTCGTAGACTTGGCACTGGGATCTCTTGTTCCAATGCTTTAGTGTCAGCATAACGTTGAGAAAACTCTTGGAATGTGAAGCTACGATGCCTCAAAATTTGAGCTGCAATTCCCCTGGTTGTATTAATCTCCAGAGTCATATGTGCTTGTTCAAATACAGACCAGTGTCCGTGTTTAATGCAGTATCCAAGCAAACGGGCGTAGTTAGGATTCTCTTGATTTCCTGGATTAGAAACTCTCGCAATGTATGCAATAGTTTTTTCAGCATCTGGTGTGACCGATATTAGTTTAACATTCATAAGTTTAATCAGGGTAGCCATCGTCATCATAGTCAGCTATTTCGTGACTAGGATTATCTTTTATGTAGGATTCTGGATCAGATAAAATTTCTGACTCCAGTGATTCTATTAAAAGCTTTAAGTTTTTTACTATAAGCTTTAGTCTTTGTTTATCCATAATGTCAAAGCTTTTTCACATTATAGCACAAAAAAAGAGGGGAAGTCAACTCCCCTCTACATCCAATAGTTGTTCAAACCACTCTCGTAAATGAATAATATAACACGACCAATATTTGCATCCCCTATAAGTTAGTTGATAACAAGCGGGTGGTCGGTTATCTTTGTCCATATCATCGTGATGATAGACATAGTTATCCATTTTTACTTTGCGGTTTTACATT